CCGCCTGCTGCCCCAATGTCTTCGCGGCAAGCGCCTCGATCTGAGCTTCAGCTGTCGAGCCGGGAGCGATGGTGTTTGCGACGGACGTTACGAATTCTCGGTAGAACTGAGGAGATAGGTCAACCGGGTTGCCATTTTTGTCAGAACCAAGCGCCAACGCCCGTTCAGCCGCATTCAGCCGCTTCGTATTCTCGATGATGACCGGATTGCCGCGCGTAGCAGCCACATGCTTGAGCACCTCGGAATAAGCCTTCTGCTCGTCAGCATCAGCCTTGCCCGCTGCCTTGTCTCCGCGCGCATTCACGCCAGCCCAGCCAATGTTCTCAATCGCCTTCTGATGTGCGCCGGTCTGCGCCAATGCCTTGTCGGCCCGTTCGTTGTCGGCGACGGTGTTTTGCTGAGCCTGCTTCCGCGCCTGCATGAGATCTAGCAGCGAAGCTTGCTGCTGCGCGCCGTGCTGGAGCTGCTGACCAAGCGGAGCGAGCACCCTATCTCCGGTCAGCTGCCCAATGAATCCGAGCGCCTTTTGCTGCTCAACGTCTCGCTGACCGCGCAGAGCGGCCACCTTGGCCTTGAGTTCCTCCTCTGGGGTCGGCAAGTCGTACGGATCCACGGTCTACTCTCCGGTGTCGAGCGCGAGCGCGTTTGATGGGTGAGCCTTGCGCCCCAGCTTGGTCATGTAGTTTGAGAGCTTCGACGGTGGGAGCCCAAGCTCCGGGTCGATTGCGTCCATCGAATCCCAGTCCGCTGGCGTCCGTTCCAGCTCCGAGATCGGCCCCATGGAGGCCTGAACGCCTTGGGGTGGCGGGCCCATCATCTGAGGCGCCTGAAGGTCTGGGTAGTCGGATGCGCCAGGTTGGCCCATCATCTGGGGCGAACGGCGGAGCGCATCGGCCATTTGCTGCTGTTGATTCCCGCCACCCTGCTGCATCTGAAGAAACTGCAAAAGTTCCATCGGGTCCATTTAGAATTGACCTCCGCCCGTCAGGGCCTTCAGGATGAGTTCTTGGGCGCCCGGAAGCTTCGCGAAGCTTCCGCGCTTGGCCTCTTCTTCCTTCATCAAAGCTTCTTCCTGGGGGCGCAGATTGTGCTCTTGAAGCCATCCGGCCGCCGAGTCCAATGAGTCGTTCAGTCCATTCGCGATACCAGCCCCAAGGCTGAGTGGTCGAGGATGCTGCTTCCCACCGCGCCGCAATGCTTGAGCCTGCTCTAGTTGCCCCTGGAGCATCGCCCGGCGTGGCTCGATCTGCGCCAGCGACAAAAGCTGCTGGATGGCTTCCTGTGAGCCTGGCGTCGGAGCAGCGTTCTGTGCCTGAGCCGCTTCGACCATCGGCCCCCATTGACCCATAAACATAACGTCACCTCACTTGATGAACTTGAACGGCGCGCCCAAAAGGCCTGTAAGGGCTTGGGCGAAGTCGCCCCATGCCTGATTCTGCTGCTGTGAATCCTGCAAACCGTACTGCCCCTGCATATTCGCCGCTTGAAGCGACTGAAGGGGATTGGCTGCCCCAGCCTGGTTGAAGCCGGGGGCATTGTTAGCAAGGCCCGCAAGCTGCTGCGCTTCGGACAAGGGTTGAGATCGACGCCGAAGCGCATCTGAAAGCGCCTGCTGATGGGCCTGGAGGTTCTGGCCAAAAACGGCTTGGCCCGCTTCGGTTCCAGACGAAATGGCCGAGTTCATCGCTTGGCCATAGGCATCGTTTTTGTTGCGACCGAACTGGTCCAGCGCCGCCCGGCCCGCTTCGGAGCCAGGGTCAATCCCCTGAGCCTTGAGCCGAGTCATGAGCGCGTTTTCGCCCGTGCGGAACTGGGGATTTAGTCGAGATGCTGCGGAGTCATAGTTCGCGGTGATGGCTTGATTGCGAGCTGCATCGCCACCGGCCACCGGACCGAACAGGGAAGCATCCAGTGGGTTCGAGAGCGCATCCGCGGCTTGCTGATTGACCGCGTTAGCTCCGCCACCCAATGCGCCACCCAAGCCCGTATTGAGCACCGGCTGCCCATCTGGCCCAGTGCTCCAGCTCTGGACACCAAACGGGGTGTTGATGGTGGGTCGGTTCTGTTGCGTCTGCTGGTTCGTGACTTGCTGGCTGCTGGCTTGGTCTGTCTGCGCGGCTCCGGCGTAATCCGGTGGCGGACCGGCTGACTTCTTGCCACCCTTGGCGGCTTGGTCCTTTTGGTATTGATCTCCGCCGACCTGCATGAATTTCCACAATGCGTTGGGGTCGCTGTTGTCGAGCGGGACAAGCTGCGGAAGCTGGGGCCCCGGTGGTTGATTCGGAAGTGCCATTTAAGCCACCCTCATTTCGTGAACATGTTGCGGCGTTACCCATGGCAGATCCGCCTCGAGCAAGAACCGGCAATCCTCTCTGCGTAGCTCGAAAAAGAGCAGGTCTTCGCCCTTGCAGTGCCCATCATGGATGCTGTGAACTTCTGCGAATCCCACGTTTCGAACGAGAGAAATGCTCGCTTTGTTCTTGGATCGAATGCACCCAAGAAGAATGCCCACCCCGACTTGGTCAAATGGGTACTTGAGAGCCGGCCGAAGCAGCGAGCGCCAAACAATCGGCGTGTCGGCGGCCATATGCACTTGAACCGCGTTGTAGGTCCAATTGCAGTAGCCCACCACCCCCCGAGTCATCCCGCGTTCATCGGCGGCTCGAATGGTCTTGAAGTCGTCGGTCGCCGCGCAACCCGTGCGCCGCTTCAGCCAGTCAAACTCTCGCATGCCCCCGGCCGAGACGTTCATAGTCCCCAACCCATTTCAAAATATACGTAGCTGCCGACGTAGGTGGTGCGGCTGATGGCCGTTCCACGCACCGCGATGGCAACCTCTCGCCCCATGCCGAAGGCGCCCTGGATGGGCATGTAAGGCGTTTGGTCGCCACCCCACACCGCTTGGTCCCACACCGCTTGGTCCCACTCCCCACCGCCAGACAGAGAGCTTCCGGCCGGTGGTGGCGGCTCAAGCAACGAAAGGTTGTAGAGAGCCTTCGCTTGGACGAGAGGCGTCGTCTGCCCCGAACTTATTTGGGGAATGATGCGGTGGACGATTTTCTGGTTTCCGTTGCCGAGATTGTTGTAGCGGTCGAGCAAGCTCCATGCGACCGGGGTGAAGGCGTTCGGGTCGGAGAGAAGGACGTTATCCACATACCCTTCGTTGCGGCACACTCTTCCGTCTGATGTCCCGAAGTGAAGCACTCCATTCCAGGGAGAGCAGGATAGAATTGGTAGGTCACGGTATCGGCTCCATGACTTCTTTTGGAGAGACATTGCGAGCTGAGTAGTTGCGATGTCCACGCCTTGGGGAATGGTGACAAGTAGAGTGTTATCCGTGGGGTGAAGCACCACATTCCATCCTCGGAATTGACCGAACTCGGATGAAAGAAGATTGAAGATGTTCCCGACCTTGTACGTTTCATATTGCTCGGGGTTGAAGCGGTTCGCTCCGGTGATGAGTCTGGAGAGCGGCACCACCCCCTGAAGCGACAGAATGAGCATGTCGCCACCGAAGTCGGTTGCGATGCTTCGGCCGGCCGGGACGCCACCCACCGACCACACGCCTTGAATCGCGAAGGTGTCGATCGAGCTTGGGTCACTCCCGCCGTAAATGACGATGTCGCCCGACGTGGAGATGGCTACAAGCTTCGTGCTCAGGTCATTCCGGCCACCGTCATAGCTCCAGGAGAAGAGGCCCACCAAAGCGCCGCCGAGACGGAAGCGCCCGCCGAAGTCGAACGAAGTGAATTCGCCGAATACCCCGTCCAGAATTCCATACCAAGCGCGGGTGGTGTCTCTTTCGGTGAACCAAACTCGATTGCCCCACACTGTGACGTGGACCAGTTTCTCGGGGTCGGGTGAGCGTCCAGCGCGTTGGTCGGCAATCGATGGGCCGATGACGTTCGCCAGCTGTGGCGAAACGTAATCCCAAAGCACCGTGCCATCGGTGATGGCTGTCCCGGTTCCGCTTGGGCCAGATCCGGATGAACTGGAGAGCCCATCCTGCGTACAAATGTAGATATCCGAGCCGTTGACGACTTGGTCACCAACCAAATAGTTGAAGCTCTGGACCCACACCGCGGCCACGCCGAGCACCGGCTGAAGCCATGTCGGCGAGTTCTCCGGATAATAGAAAAGCCCGTTCTCTTCGTCGGTGTATGCGAGGTATTTGCCGGAGAGGTTTCGGATGTTGAAACCCGTGCCCCATCCTGCATCCCCGCTCGTGATGCCGAATGCCACCAGAGGAGCGCCTGGGGTGTCCGTTGACAACGTACAGTCGTAGATTCCAGCGCTCGTGATGCCGAACAGAGCATTGGTAGAGCCGTTCGATTTGGAGCCGACGAAGGGGAGCGTTGTGCGCACCGGAGCGCCGAGCCCCGTCACCCATTCCTTGTACCCAAGGCGGCTTCGGAGCCCCAGCTCAGCCGCGATGACATTGAACAGGTAAAGCGCATCACCAGCCGGGAGCGCGACGGCCGGGTCAATGGTGTTGATGCCGAACGGAGACGGCAAATAGACGCGCTCTTCGGTGTCTTCTTGCGCGCGGATGGCTCCAGAGCCGCGCATCACACACCACCGAAGCCAGTCAGCGGGATGTTGCGCTCACCTATCAGTGCGAGATCTCGCCCCAACGAATCCAAACGCAAGTCAGGTGCGCCGCCGTCATCGTCCATCGCATCCTGAAGCGCGACGTCATAGGCATCCTGAGAAGCCGCGGTGGCCATCTTGTGCGCCTGCTGGAATCGAAGCACGCATCCAAGGGTGACAACGGTAGGGTCGAACCACACGACGTCGGAGTTAGCGTCGGGCTCGGTCTTGTCCGGGGCTGAGGCGCTCGCGGTTTGAAGCCAATTGCGCGAAGTGAATTCGTATGCAAGCTCCCAGTCGCCAGGGGTGTCGGTGTCTGGGAAAAGCTGGATCTGCTGCTGATACTGGCGGAATAGGACGTTGAACGTCACGCCGACCAAGCGCGCTTTCAGGTAGCTCCATTCTTCGGGAGTCAGCGGGCCAGGAACCGGCAGCCGATTTGTGATGTTCCAAATCGTGTCATTGATGATTCGCCCGAATCCGGATGGGAGCGGGTAAAGGCTCTGACCCTGGACGGTGGTGAAGGTGTAGTACTGATTCAGCTGGGCCCATTCACGCTTCATCCGGAGCGTTCGCCCTTCAATCTTCAGCATGGTCCGGAGCTGGATGTAGTTTGGGTCACTCGATCCGATTGGGTCTTCCGAGTTCCCAATCCCCAACAGAATCGCAGCATCGTTGATGATGTCTCCGACGTTGTCGAACGGGGTTGCCGTTCCGCCGAACAGAATCGGGAGTGGTCCGAAGGATGGCACGCGCTACACCTTTAGCCTTTGGAATTGCATGTAGACATGGAGACTCCCTGCATTGATGTCCGAAATGGCGCCACCCGTTACGCTTACCGTCATCACAAGTCGCGGGGCTGGCGATGCGCCGAATGGGATGATGTACCTGTCGGCTTCCCAGCCAGCCCCTCTATCTGCCGACAGCAGTCCGATCTGGCCCGTGGCCTCGATGCTAGCGGCCAAAAGAAATGAATCAGCAGCGCCGCCCTCAATCCCAAGTGATGCTTTGATGCCAGTGACAGCAGGCCCAGCAAACAAAGTGGTCACATCCAAAATCGCATCGGTAAACCGATAGCCGGCTGGCATCTGACCCAGGTCCACAACGCCGAGCGTTGCGCCTGCGACTGTGACTGCTGGAACCGTAACGATGTACACGCCTCCATCGTTTCGCAGAGCGGTACAATCGGGGCTCGACGCGGCGAGCGAATTGGTCCACATCTGGTCCCGCGTATTGATGATGTTGAGCCCATCGAAGTCTGGGAGAACTTCGTTGAGGTCAGAGCCGAATAACCCGGCTCGATTCCCGCGCGCATATACCTGATGTGAAGTGCTTCGGGCGTAATCGAATGTCCCGCCCAAATCAGTGCCGATTGGATTGTTGCTTCCATCCACAATCGGGACGGCAGTGATTGGGGTCGAGTTGTAGGCGAAGTCGCAACAATCGACGATCAGCGAGCCTTGCCCAAGCGGAACCTCGGTTGAGGTCGCACGGATGTTCACATTGTTTGAGTCGCCGGTGGCTGCCCATTTCCAATGAACAGACCCGTCGGTGATGTCGGATCCAGTGCCGGTAGGCCCGCCAGCATTGCCAGTGGTGCCAGGCGTTATGCAGACATACCACTTGTCAGTGTCATTGAGCCGCTGCTGCCCCAGCAGAATGGGGGAAAGCGCCGCCCACGGGATGGCGTTTGCCGTCTCTCGTCCGCTCGAGAATTCAATAGAGTTGCATGTGGTTTTGCCTGAAGTTTCTATGACTCCATCGTCAGCCGGACATGTCCCAGCGAAATAGCACGCGGTAATGTCCGACGGTGTCGTCTGCCCCGCGACATTCACCATTCTGGCGAAGTAGCCCGGTTGGCCGTTCTCCATGGCAATCCCGCGCGCAGTGAACGCTTGCGCCGCGACATAAATCAGCGCTGCGCCTGAGTCTCGGTCGTAGCCAATGTTTGAGCCCTGGATAATGTCGCAAATCAGGTACCCCGATAGCGATTCGATGCCACGGTAGAAGTAAGAACATTGGACATTGTTGAAGGCGAAGCATTTCGTATTTCCGCCAACAGCCGCCCGGAAGCCATAGCCCTGAACCGTGTTATGGCCTTGGAGATAGCAGTGATCGAGCTGGACCGTATCGGCCTGGTACGTATTCGGCGGATTGACATCGGCTCCGACCTCAATCAATGCCGAGTTATAATCTCCAACCGGATTCGCCAGGAAACAGTCGGTGAATCTGTTGCCTGATGAAGCAACCTGTGAGGCATGCGCGACGTTGTAATATTGCCGAAGCCGAATGAGCCGAAGCGCCTTCTCGCCACCATTGAAGGTCAGGCCCTGGAACAAGCTCGCATTGATGGCTTGAAAGTCGAACCAGTCCCCACCTTCAGTGCCATCGAAGTAAAGCGTCGAACCATCTACGCCAGCCCGTCCCGATCGAGTATCCCCAAGGAAAAGCAGGTTGGCGCCATTGCTCCCGACATATGGATCTAGATCCCCAGTGTACCAACCGTCATTGTACATCGCCGGCACATAGATGATGGCCGCACGCTTCCCTTCGACAGTGGGGAAATAGCTGTAAGAAATCTCTTCGAATATGGTGTTGAAGGCGTCGGTAGTAGCTGACTTGCCAGCGGTTCCGGGGAATGCTCCGCGGCTTCGAATGTCGTACATCACCGGGTCGGGTTGCTTCGAAGGCGCCCATTGAGTCGTCGAGATGCCGACTAGGTTGAGCGTCTCGCTAGGCCCAAGACTGAAAGGTCCATCGGTTGGAAGCGAGAGAATGGCATTGCCGCTAGATGGGTAAAGCGCCAGCGGCTTAGCGGCTTGGTTGATGACGCTGATTTGAAGGCCAAGGGTTGGGGCTGGGAGCCTTACGGAGTCGGCCGCGGTGGCAACCGTCGAAACGATGTTGATGTTCGCCGTGAGCTGCGTTGCGCCGCTCTGCCCGCCCCCTGCATGCGCGACGATACTCCCCGAGGCAGTAGTTGCCTGTAGCGGCGAGTACGCCGAACCGTTCGAGCTGATTTGAAGTGCGCCAGCGTTGGAGATGAGCTGGACGCCTCCGGATGGAGACAGCGGAGGTAATCCGCCCGACATGTCGCGCAAGCCATGGTAGTCGCCACCGGTGATGGCCGTTCGTGTGTCTAAAAGCGCATTGGCGACAAGGTTCGCGTCGGATGCGACCCATTCTTCCGGGACTGAAGGTTCACTGGTTGGAACCTTGTTGTTCGGAATCGTGATGCTGTTGTCGTAGATGAAGCCCACGCATCACCTCACGCCAGCACTGCTGTTAGGGCTCCGGTGGTGTCCGCTACCGACAGCTTCCAGCGAGTCCCGTCTGGTGATTTCAGAATGAAGCTCTGACCTACAACGTCCACTTCGACGCCGGCCGCACTCACAACAGCAAAATGCGCTCCGCTCTCGCCGCTGCGAAGAACTATGTTCCCCGCGGTATATCCTGCCAACACCAAATCAGATCCGCTTGTGCTTAATCCGAATGCAGCGCCGGCCGAAAATAGATAGAGGCCTCCGGTTTTCAAATTGTCCTGAAAAGTCTTTACGCCTCCGAATGTCTGGGTTCCGGCAGTCACCACTCCAGGATGCGAAGCGTCGGCCGGCTGAAGCGTTAGCGCCTGACCGGAGAGCGAGGCACCGGCTGCGGCTGGCGTGCTTCCAACAGCTGTCAGCGTCACATCGCCCGTGTTGGTTCCACTGTCGGACGGGTTGACGGCGGGACGGTCGATCTGCACCGTTGCGAAGCCGGCTGAGGTTGCCGCTGTGATGGTGAGGCCGGATACGACTCCGCTCCCAGTGTCGTCGATTTGCCCAGCAGTGGATGTCAGGAAGGCCTGGGTATTCGCAGCGGTGGTGGCCGCGTTGATTGGGCCCGCGCCGCTGATTTGATACCAGCCATAAAGCCCCGCGATGGTGTCTGCCATCGCAATCCCGAACGCGCCGATCGACGTCGCCCCAGCCGCAACCGCCCGAACCGTGACGCCGGTTTTCGAGTTGTAGCAGACCGCGTCGCCGGTGGCCGTGGACGCCACCCCAAGCAAGTAGATGAACTCGCCCTCCCCGTAGGTGACATCTCGAGCCCGGATAACAGTACCCAGAGGGTGCATCTGGATATCTGACGTTTTGTTGATGGGCTGAAGGCCCATGAAGCTCGACGTCGGCTGAAAATCAACGGTGGGGTAGGCCACGGGTTATCCTTTGGCGCGTGGCGCTTCACCACGCTGCGCTTTGACCATCGTTTCGTACTTGTCCCCAAGCTCCTTGATTTGGCGCTGAAGGGACTCGATCTGCGTGTCTTTCTCCTTGATGGCTGCACGCAATTCGACCGTGGGTGCCATGCCAGCCGCGGCTGCCAGGTAGTCTTGGGCGCGCTGTCGAAGCTGGGTGATGTGACCGACTTTTTGAACGTTCGAGTCGGACGCATTCGCGAGATGCTCAACGGTGCGGATGTTGAAGTGCTTGAGGTCCATCACCTGGGCTGGCGAGATGCCGGGGAGATTCTCCAGCAAGGTGCCTGCGTTCATCTGTTCATCGGTCGATGGCTGCGACTGTTTCCACTTCGCATACTCTTGCGCATACTTCCGCTTGTGCAGCTCATTGACGGAAGTGTGAATGATGTTGTCTTTGTCTCCGGGGATGAAGATTTTAATCATCTCCGTGTCGTCATGAATGGGTCGCCCTTCCTTCTCGGTCTTCTCCTGGTTCAGCACGCCTTCGACTGAGAAGACGACGATTTGCTTCCCCTTGTAGTTGCCAGAGGGATTCTCAATCATCTGCATGTACGAGGAATCAGCGACTTGCATGGTTGCTCCGTTGGTTCGCCGTGAGGCCACTTCGGGGGCAGCAAATGGCCTCACGGGCTTGGGTTAAGCGTTGTCGGTGTCGCCCGAGTACGGATGGAAGATGGAGACCACCGCAAAGGTTGAAGCCGGGGTGCCATCTCCCGTGGCGAAATTGGCGTTGTAGACGATGTCGCCAGCTACCACCGCGTCATCCACCTGACCGGATGCCGCAAGGTAGACCGTCGCACCGGCCGATACGGTCCCTACCGAGGCCACCGCTGCGCCTCGAATCTGGAGCCACCCGAACTTCGTATTTGCATCCAGGACTGACATGAAGAAGCCAAGTAGTCCCTTCGCTCGAGCTGCGCCGACCGCGGTCACGCCAGTGTAAAGGTTGTAGGTCGCAACCAGCCCGACCGCGCCGGATGTGATGCCCTTTACGTAGACGAATTCTCCGAATCCATAGATTGGATCCTGAGCCGTTACGGTGAAGCCAAACGGGTGGATTTGGGTTGTCGAGATGTCCGTAATCCCTTGCCCACCCGCTGCGTCTGTACGTTCGAAAGCCATGGTTAGTACCCCTTCAGGAAGCAGTGGAACTCACTGCCAGAAAGAGTGAATGCGCCCGCCCAAGCCAGGATTTCAACTTCGGCATCCTGGTTGATGGACACGCGACGGTTCGGGGAGAGCGGCACCATGTTGCGGTCTTTGTGTGGCCTCAGAAATAGATACTTCGTGTTCAGCATCCAGCCAGAGTTCGCTGGCGCATACCCGCCGATGCCACCATCGAGCACCACGTCGGCATCCATGAACTTCGTCGCAGGGAATCCGAGTGCAGCGGTGTCCACGTCAACGAAACGCTGAATGTTCTGAAGTGATGCCATCCACTTCCCCCACCAGAGGGTGTCGAGGATGATGAGGTCAGGTCGATCAGCACCGCGGACCGTCTTCGCCCATGCCGTGGAGAAGTCAGCCTGAACGGTGAGGTTTGTTGCGGAGGAGTTGGTATAGAGCTGAGGCTGCCAAAAGCTCCACGTCTGGCGGTTGATTCCGCCGAACGTGCCAGTGGTCGGAACCACCGGAACCGCTGCGGCCAAGCCGGCAATCGACTTCCCGCCGAACGAAGAGCCGTCGCCATACAGCGCGCTCGACATCTGGTTGGCCATGGTGCCTTCAGCGACAGCGATACGCGCCTCGAGAAGGTCAATCATCTCCTCACGACCAGAGTTCTGGAGCATCTCGAGTCCCGAGATGACCACCGGAACAGCAGCCTGCTTGATGGAGTACGCCGCGGAGCTGATGACGTCCTGGGCTGCGACGCTCAGCAAGTCATAGCCTGAGTACCAGGAGAAGTTCGCGTTCTCAGCGAAGCTCAGCTCCTCGAAAATCTGGGAGCCACCGGAGAAGGTTCGGATGTTGCCGCGCTTCTTCAGCCGAGTATAAAGCGCGTTGTTCTTGGTCATGTTGTCGGCGATTTTTCGAGATCGACTCTCGATGGTCGTCGCGACAATGTCTGTCACGTTAGGAAATGCCATTGTGGGGAAGCCTCACGAGGAAAGCCGGATCGGAAGCTGCTTCGTGCGTGGACGGCTGCGCCGTTCGCTACGCCCCGCTTCCGGGCGGGTTCATCTCGTGAGTGATTCGGTTTCGACCGAGTCCCACTGCCTACCGTGCTGAGACCTTCCGAATTGCTTCGAGTACGTCTGACCTTCTGTCTTCACCTGGAAGTGGCCCGTTGCTTGCCCCGCCGACCGCTTCGTTTTTCACGCTGCTGCTTGCATTCCTAAGGCGTTCGACCGTTCCGTTTTGCGTCTTCGCCTTCTCTGCCTCGATGCGCTGCTGCTCCCAGCCTGCAACGTCTGGGTGGTAGAGTTGTATCGCCAATTTATATGCGTCGTCAAAATCCATCTTCCGGCCGCGTTTGCCGGATGCCTCCAAAAGGTCGGCCATCTCGTCCAGAACGGTCTGCGCGGTCTCTTCGTCGAGCCCGGAGAGTCCTGTGTGGCTACCTTTCCATTCATCCACCTGGGAGTCGTAGTGTTGATGAATGGCTTCGCGGCGTTGCTGTTCCCGCTGCTCGTTTTGCTGAAGCAGCTGGTCAACGCGCGGATCGCGGTAAGGTGCCTGCTGTTGCTGCCCTTGGGGTGGGGGAGTCCCGTTCAACGCATCGGCAAGCGCTTCGATGGGAATGCCGAAGTTCTGGACCATCCGCGCGACCAGCTGCGCTTTCATCGGCGCCGGCGCGGAGTAGAGCGCTTCGGCCGTCTGAAGTAGGTTCTGGATGGTCGGAATGACTTCCCCACCCCTGGTGCGAATCGCCTGCTCAAACGGCTGAACAGCCTGGCGGAACTGACCGAAGGCTTGTTCCGTCTGCTTCGCACGCTGGAGTACCCCCCGAACTTCCAGCTCACGCCGGTGAATCTCCTCCTGTACCCGCGGGGTGAGGTTGGCGAACTCGGCTCGCACTTCCGGCTTCCAGGACTGTGGAGCGGCGAGCTTGCGAGCTTCGGGCTTGGGTGGGGTGGTGGTGGTGGGCGGCTTGGCGTCCGTAACAGGCTGAAGCGGATCCACCGGGGCGACCTTGGCCTTGTCACCCTTTGCGAACTTGCCCGATTCGTCTCGAGCTTTTGCCGGTTTCGTGATCTCTGGCTGATCCTTTGCCGGGTCAGGTGTGATCGGCTCAGTTGGCGGCGCATCCGACTCGACCTTGTCCATCGCCGCGCTCAAATCGGCGCGCATGTCCGTCATCTCGGGAGCGTCTGTTACGGGTGCCTCAATATCGTCGGGCATAGGGCCTCACTCCAGCGAGCGAACAACAGCGAGAAACAAGAAGTCTTTAGCTTGCTGTTCTTTCGGCAGTTCATTGAATGGCTTGAAGCACGGGTGCGTTTTCTTCTCCGGATCCTTCACTTCGCCATAGGTCCAACCCGCCGACTTCTTTTCGGCCAACCAGCTCTCATGGGAATCACTGGGCTTGGAATCCGGGTGGTCAATATGGAACTTCACGCCATGAATTGCGCTTTGCTTCTGCCAGTCCGGCGCCTCACTCCAAGGCTTTTGGCTTTCATCGCCCAAGGCTTGGCAATAGGCGCGATTCACTTCATGTGCGACTTGGGCGATCTCTTCATTTGTCATTGATTTCATGGTGAGCCCTCACGGCTTGTACTTCGAGTAAATGGCGCGCTCAATGGCTTCGCGGCGCTCTCTTCGGTCATGGGTGCCAGAGCGAATTGACTCCCGCTCTCTTTCGGCTTTGGCCCACGTGCCTTTGAAATCGTCCGCAATCGCCAGGTTATTCTTCTTCATGTATGCGGCGTGCTTCTTCTTTGTGTCCACCGGCGTTCCATCCGTGGCGCGCGTGCCTTCGTAATGGTTCCCCAGGATGAACTCTTGCCGCGGCGTTGGCTGCCAATCCGCGCCGATTTCAACTTCAGTGACATGACCCGTGTCGGGGTCAACGTCATATCGGTAGCGGCGTCTCATGGTTCCGTTCCGTCCCCCTGCTCAAGCGTCTCGACGCGCAAGACCAAGTCGTCCACCATCTCGAGCAGAATCTCTATCCCTTCTTCGAGAAGCATCGGCTCGCCAGGTTTCGGATCTCCCCTCCGGAGCTTCGATTTGGCAATCTCGCGACGCATGCGTGCGATGCGTTCTTTGAAATATTCGCTCATGGTGCTTGCACATCCCAGAGAGAATTCACTGAATTGATTGTCACGCTGACCATTCCAGCATCGCTGAGATACTTGATCGCTTTGGCCATTGCCGATTGGACGTCCGTCGAAAGCACTCGGATTGTGGACGGCGGAATGACCTTGATTTTGGATGGCGCAGTGAAGCTGGCGCTGACCTCGTAGCAAGTCATTTGAGCCGCGTGGCGACGAACCACACCACCACAATCAAGAGGATGATTCCGAAGAGCCCGCTGGGAAAGTAACCGTAATGGTGCCAACCCCAAGTCGGGAGGCCTCCGAGCAGCAGCAGAACCAACACGACAATCAGTAGAACTTGAATCATGGGCGCCTGAACTCCTCTGGTCTGCACTTCGAGCACATTGCATGTCCAGCTTCATCGGGAACAATCTCGCCACCGTCGGTGAAGTGGAAACGGATCGGCATTGGCTTCGCCTTGTGCTTCACGCCTTGACCGTCCACTCCGCCTTGGATGGTGAACGAGCAATAAGCGCACGTGGCGCGCTCAATCATCCGCTCATCATTGCCGCAATATTGGCACCACCCGAGCGCGCTCAAACGCCGCTTCCATTCGTGAACGCCGGCACCATTCCGGCCCGTTTGATTTGCTCCTTGGCTGCTTGTTCTTGAACGTTGGCGCGCGTCTGGTCATCCTGACGCTGCTTGTCCTGCTGTGTCTCGAACGACATGCGCGTGAGGTCGTTCTGGAGCTTGGCCTGCTCTTTCTGTTGGTCGATCTGCCCCTTGATTTGAGCAACCTGAATCTTCGGGTCAGGCGGCGGGGGCGGCTTCGGTTGCTGAGCGGATTGCTGAGCCTGGGAGATGGCTTGGTCGAGCACGCCTTGGATTTCATCCGAGCCCGGCAACGCTGCCAGACTCCACTTCATCATCTCGAGCAACATCGAAGTAGCGCCTGGGAACATCTGGGCCACCGGCGCGGCTTGCTGGATGAAGCCACCCATCGCTCCGATAAACTCGGTCCGTTGCTCTTTGAGTGCCGCGAAGTCGGTCTGCGCCAGCGATTCCGGCTTCACTTCGATTCGGTACAGTCCATATTGTGACTTGAGAAGCTCGAGTGCTTCGGCAACCAGTGGCTTCCCTGATGGTCCAACCTGCTTCCAGTCCGGGGTGTACTGAACGTTGCTGCGCCGGATGATGGTTTCGGGTCGGAAGTGCTTCGCGATGATTTCCACCTTAATTTTCTGGCAGTCGGAGGCGAACCGAGCGAATTCGTCGGAGAGCGCCTGCATGCGTACCGAGGCAAAGCGTCCCTTGATTCGATTCTCAGTGGCCGTCGTTCCTGGCACCGAAGACTCGCCGCGGATGATGTCCGCAATCCCGCTGATTTGGTTGACCGCTGAAATTAGTTCCGTGCGGTAGTCGCGGAGCTTGTCCAGCGCCATGACGATGATGTCTAGCGGGAGCCACGCAATCTGCTTCTGCAATCCACCTTTGTCGGTGAATGAGTACCAACCTTCAACGGCAATAAGCTCATTCTCACCGGAGTCCTTGAGTAGCGTCTTCACTCCACCGCTGGATGCGTCATAGATTCCACGCACGGCAATGGCTTTCTCGATGACGGTGATGCGCGTCGAGACGGTGTTGATTTCCTCATAGAGGTCTTGGCACGTGGAATAGAAGCTGCGCGGAACGAAGGTGTCGGGCGTTTCAATGGCGCGCATCGGCTTCGGCACAGGCCAGAAGCCTTCGAGCTGGAGCGGGTCATCTTTGATGTCGAGCGTCTCTCCGTACCCGTCCACGAACCAGAACACCTTCTTCGTATCCTTGTCCCAAATCTCCCAAACCTCTGCGCGGGCCCATGGGTCAGACTTCTTCTGAGCGCTTGGCATCCCATCGCCTTCGCCGTTCTTCTGTGCTGGGCCAGCCATCTGGATGCGCTTGGCAATCTCCGGACCGAAGCGCTTCTCGACTTGCTTCTTGGACATCAGGTTGCGGAAGCCGCACCATCTCCATTCGTCGTAAGTGCGTGAGCCAGCAGACCACCGGACGTCATTCCATTGGATAAAATCCAGCTCGACCTCTTCTTCGCCCGGCTCTTCGGTATCTTCGACGGCGGGAGAGAGTTCATCACCGCTTTCTTCGTCGATCACCGCTGGCTTACCTGGCACGGCTCTCAGGTTCGCTTCAAAGCGCATCTTTGCAACGCCGATGCCCGGAGTCAGCAGATTGATAAGCGCTTGGCGGAGTGCGGAAGCGGTGGTGTCGTGTCCGCGCTCCATGTCGCAATTGCACATGCGCTCGAGCATTTCACCCAAGCAGCGGGCGGGAGAGTCGTCGGCATCAGCGAAGCGGCGCGAGATATCCACATCACCGGGCGGCTTCCCGTAAAGCATATACAGAATCGTCAGGGTATTCGCGGTGAAGATGTTCCAGCGGGTTTGGCGCTCTTCACCGGAGTCGCGCTCGTCTCGGAACAGGGCGACAATCTTCTTCCCGCTCTCGTGAAACTTGCGAAGCTCTTTGGTCGAGGCATCCAGCTCAATCTTCCATCGCTGATACCAGCCGGCCGGGGTGTCTGGGAACTCATCAGCTGACTCGATGGTTTCAGTCTCGGCCACGCGCTACCCCTTCGCGAGTTGCGGCTGACCGTTGGGTGCGAGTAGCTGTGGATCCACCTTCAGCGCATGTTTCGGGCATCGGCACTGATAGGGTGAAACGACTTGCTTCTGGTCTGTGGTGATTTGCCACAGCTTGCTTCGAAGCGCGAAACCGAAGCCGCCCGACGTCAGAAGGCACATCGTGACCTCCGTTTTCTCTTCGCAATTGGGCTCAACACAGACCGCATGCGCTGGTACTCCCAGTATGACGAAGGCTCGCCACCCCTTCCGATTCGGGGCATATTGCCACATTTCGTCCAAAGTCAATGAACTGAGCGGTCGGGCTGCTGGTCCGGGGGTCGGAACCACCTTGCTTCGGCGGATGAGGTTCGACACCTTCGCGACGCACGCGGTGTACCGGAAAGCGTCAGCGGTGTGGCTGCTCCAGTCATGTTCGGGCTCATTGCCGAAGACCCGCCGTTCGCCGTCCCATTCGCGGTGGTATTCCTTGAGCGCTTCAATGCCGTCCACATCGCCTGGATGGTCAAGCGTGCTGATGCGTGTGTGGAAACGTGTCCCCGGCTGTTGGAGCAGCCACCGACCGGCCTGGATGCCGTCGCGGACCATCATCTCCGGGCCGATGGCCACCTTCGACACGGTGTAGCGGTTCACGAATTGGTCGAGGATGCTGATGCCCGTCTGAAGTGAGCGCTGGCGTGCGTCATGGGGCAACCAGAACTTCGTGTATTTGTATCCGCGCGTCAGGGACCAAGTGTCGAGCTTTTCGAAGTAGTGATTGATGGGCTTTCCGTGCGCCTCATAGTGGTCAATGAATTCAACTCCGTCATCCAGCACTCGCCACAAGAGCAGAGCGGTTGAATCACTGATTCCAAGGTCGAAATTAACGAAGACACCGTCTTTCGGATGATCGAAAGCCGCAATGCGTCCCGCCAGCTCAAGCTGTTCAAGCAAATCCCCATAAATGCTCCCGACGTTGGCTGCTTCGAAGTCGCAGAGATACTCCTGACGAATGAGCGACTCGGGCATTCCCTCCGCCCGCTCAGCTGCCAGCGTGGCCTCAGGGTCATACGCCCGCGTGTCAAAGAGCGTCTTCGTGTCGTGCCACCATCCCTTCTGACGCTTGGCAATGTTGAGCATTTGCCAGAAATGATTCTTGCCGCGTGGCGTCGAGATGAATGCTGCCCACCCGTCGTTCTCGCGCAACATCGGGCGACAGAAATCCCACGCCGACGGCTTGGCCACTGAGAACTCGGAGAAGACGATTCCCTTCGGTCCAGCGCCGACGACTTCAATCTTGTCCGAGCCGAACAGGCGCCACACCGCGCCGTTCTTCATCTCGACAATCATCTCGGAGTTAGGTCGGAACTCGCGGGGTGACTTGCGGATCCACGAAGGAAAGACTTGCTCCATGATGCGCTTCCCGTCCCGCGTGAAGCCTTCCCAGATTGCAGAGCGTGCGCGGGTTGCGGTGGGGAATACGTGCCAATAAGCGGCGCGGTCCTTTGCCATCATCTTCGCGGTTTGATGAAGGAACGTGAGGTCTTTGCCTCCGCGGCGATGTACGCACCACACAAGGCGCTTGCACCCATTGTCCAGCGCACGCATCGGGCTGATTTGGTACGGCCGCGGTGTGAAGTCGTTTGGGAGTACTTGCCTCACGACTCGCGGAACGGACCGTGGCCAGGCGGAGGCGGCGGAGGCACAACATCGATGCAGCGATTCACACCACACCAGCAACAGCGCTCATCCCGATGGTTTGCAATCAGGTGCTGAGTGCGTCCGGGCATGCAGAAACAGTGCGATGCGTCCTGGCGCTTCGGGCATTGCTCATGATCGCCGATAATCATTTGGCAGGGCACCACGAAGAGTGGAGGTTGCTTCGGCACGCAGCAGCGCCACATTCGCAGCGCTTCTCGATCGCCTTTAGGCCCATCACCTCTTCAGCGTGCGAGCGACCCTCGGCCAACGCCTTGTGAAGCCTTGCCATCGCCGCGGAGCTGTGGGGCGCTTCCTTTGGTGGTGGTAGCAAATCGTAGTCGTAGCCAAAACCGCCTCGATACTTCAGCACGGGGCCTAATGGGTTGAGGTCGAGCGCCTCTTCGTCGATTAGGAACTTGGGTGATGCATCCGCGGCGAGATGCTCGTCAATCACGTCCGCCATGTACTTGAGCATTTCGGCGCTGAACATGCAGGTATGGCCGCCCGCGTTGCTTCGAAGTAGCTCGCTCACGTGCTGAAGCGTCAGCGTACAATCGCCGTCTTTCGACGCGCCTTGAAGGATCACCTCGCTGCCAATCGTGACGCCACATCGAGCGCAATAGATCGCATCACTGGTCATGCGTTCTTGCCATTTGTGCTTCATTCGCTCTTGTCCTTCCAAAAGACCATGCTACGCCGCACAGCGGTCGTGATGAAAGCGTTGCGCTGTTGCTCAGCAATCCGGAAGAGCTTCTCCGCATGCGGCTCAGCGGTGAGCGTGGTCAGCCTGCTCCAACGTCTGCGATCCGTTTCGATGCGCGCCGCCTCTTCATCCCGCTCAAGCCAACGCTTCTTCGTTGAGCGCCACCCGTAAATGCCGGCGCTCAGTCCAGAGACGAATGCCCAGCAAATGAGGAAGTCGATCACGCCGGCATTCTATCCTTGCGGCGACGTCGGAGGGCGCCGGCCTTTTGCATCTGGTCCGCTTGGTTGAATTCCTTCGCGACCTTCGGCTTGATGCCGGCTGACAAGGCAAACGCGGGGTCATGTGCAGCAGCCTGCATCAGCTTCGCTTGGCGTGGCGTCTTACTTGGCATGAGTTGACCCGCTGTATTTGCGCTTGTGCAATTCGTCGCCAGCGTCCTTCACTTTGACGGGCTCGACTGCTTCCGGCTTGACCTCGGACGGGCCATACAGAATCGTCCCCAGCTCCGGGTCATGGAGCCGTTTCTGTACATTGTCGAGCGCACCGGCAATGAGGCTCAATTCATCAGCTAAGCCTGCTCGACCATCACGCGCTGCTTCGGCCGCACACTTCGCAAGAATCGACATGTCGTCACTCTCCGTGGGGCTCTGTATCACTTCCAGAATCTCCATCCAACGGTCCCAATTCTCCTGGGAGGTCCGGAGGCGATTGCTCACCGCTTGGGTCCACGCTGTCTTCGGGTCCATATGTCCGAACCTCCACAACCATCGCTTGTCCGTCTGCGCCCGTGTGTTCCAGCTTCTGGACAATTGGCCCACACACTTCAGCCCGAACCGCCGTAGCAGCCCGTAGCACGTCGCCAGCACCCTTCCGCACGTTGCCGCGCATCACGTTGACGATGTGGCCGAATGCTTCGTCAGCGGCTATTGCGACCTCTTCTGGAGTGCCATGGGGAACGCGGTGGCGGATGGCTTTGATTGCTCCGCGCGATCCACGTGGAAGCGGCTCATTCACGCCTTCGGGGCGACCAGCACCGCGTCGCGCGCCACCTGCCCCACCTACTGGGATGTACTTTCGCGCCATTGGTCTAGATTCAAATTCCCCGAATCGAACGCCAGCAAAACTCTACGCTTGAAGATTTCTCTTGACAATACTGTGAGTAACAATCTGACACTGATGTGGTCGGCTGGGCCTCACCGGTCCGCCTGGAACTGAGCGACCGCCTGATGAAGCTCGCTTCGCGCGTTTCGCAGGTCGTGCTGAAGCTGAGCGTTTTCGGCCATCAGTCGCGCTTTAACCTCGAGCGTTGCGAGCAAGTCTTTCTGGCTGGCGCGGAGCTGGTCTTCGGTGTTCAGCAGCCGCTCGACCAAATTCCAGACGATTTGGGTCTTAGTCACGGATCGGCGTGGCCGTGAAGTGCTCGACGTTGTTCTCGCGCGGTGAGTCGCCGATCGACCGGAAGCCATTCACCTCACGCTGTAGGCTATCCCTGTCTTGGCATGCCTTGTCATAGTCATCGTTGAGCTGAGCAAGCTTCGCTGAAAAGTCGCGCGCATTCGCTTCGAGCGCTGACACCATCCGGCGCCAATGCTCCGTTTCGTGGAGCTGGGTGCTCAGCATTGTCAGCACGAGGTGAAGATTCTCATCCCGGCTGTTTGCGCCGGAAATGGGAACAGGAACGCTTCCGAGTGGCGGGGCCCTCCAATCCACGGGCGTTCCCTCCAAAACGCGTGGCGACCCCTTTACGGCGATTCTAGGGGCCTTCCTGCGGCGGG